TGTGCATGTAACTAATAATTGTAAGAATGTGGTGTCCATACATTATGTGTAGTAGCGCCTAAATCTAGCACGCTCACGGGGTCGAAAAGATCACGTTTACGTACAAACCGCTTGGAGGGCGGAAAGAAAGTAGGTGGGGCACCGTAGCTAACACCTGTAATGTTAGGATGTTCACGGGTGAGTTGCTGTGCAACGGTGCCGCCCATGGAATGGCCAACGACGTGTGTGACGTGCGGAGCAAGCATAGAAGCAGCTGCGCGATAGCGCGGCTGCAGCTTGACACCACCAAAAGGAAGTCCAACGTCGAGTACCCACTCTTTGGCAGAGCGAGTGCCGGCAACAAACATGGTGTCGCCGACAACAACAATCCCTGTAGGATCGTGGTAAGCCATATCAAGTCCCACTCGTAGTCAATCCTTGCCCTTAGCCTTTCCGGCGCCGCGAGCTGCACCAGCCTTAGTTTTGTCAGCCAAAGCTTTAGAATCCACAACTGGAATAGACTTGCTAGTAGTAGACATCGGGTTCTCCAGTGGCCAGCGTGTGTAGTACTGACTGAGTGAAGTGATCATATACTGCTGTGGGCTGCCTAGCGCACCTGTCAAAGGATTGCTGATGTCGCCCATCCCAACAGGTGGGAACACAAACACAAGAGCGTTCATAACCATGGGGTGTAGAACGAGCTCAATAGTAGCAGCACTATCAGTAGGCTGTGGTGGATTACGATACAAAGTGTCCAAGAAAGCGCCAGTCACAATATCGTGCGATGGGGCAACCCAAGGACGAAACTTGTTATATTCAATGCAATCGCGAGGAGTGCAATAGAACTTCTTAGGCGAAGTGAATTCGGACGCATTGTGCGTAATGGTGTCCGGGTGGCCAATGACGGACTGGCAGAAGTTATACAGCTCTGGACCGGTGGTGCGGTTCGCTCCAGAAGACATAAGATTTCCAGGAATGGCAATCCTACGGTCAGTGGATAAGCTGTAAACAGTGCCAGAACGTTGATAGGCGTTGGACACGTTGCTGATGGTAACACCGGCCTTCTGGCAGCGCCCAGAGATGGGGGCACCGTAATCACTAGATTGAGCAAGCATCGGCGGTGTAATAAGCTGTACCTCGGCAAAGTTGTCTGGGATAATGCCGTCGGCAGAAATCCAGACTGCTGAAGTATTGCAGTTGCTGTTCGGAGAAACGATCAGAACACGCCATCCTTTACCCGAGGTCACATCCGAGAGAGATGATTGCATGGGTACTACGCCATTTAAGACTCCACGAATGGAAGTACTAACGGCAGAAGCCTGAAAGGAGTCAGACGGGACGGGGTCGGTATGAGTAGGATCGAATAAGCACCGGGAAGGAGCCTTGCCGGAGGTCTTCTGTGGTTTCCCACCTCTCCCCTTGCCCTTGGGAGGCAACTGAGGACGTTTCTTCGGAGCTGGCTTTGCTTTCGCTGCTCGGGCAGGAGGAGCCATCTGTGCAGCTGCTGCCACTTTCTGAGGCGGCTGATCGTTGATACGACGTGCAGGTGCTGAGCGGCCCATTGCTATGGTTCCAAGAGTTTTCTAGATATAGGTTTAACTTATCTATATAATGTTCAAAAGTGCGGCGGCCTGCAACAAGCAGTACAATAGCGCCCCACTCACAAGAGGTCATGAAGTGTACAAGAAACACTTTACGGGCTGGC